TGTGTGATATAATGCTCACTGTAGATCTGCAACCAGTCGCGGGGGATACGTTGTATGAGCTGTCCTCCTATCACTAAATCCACATACTGGATTATGGCGTGTCCAATCGATTCATTATACCCTCTATAGGCACTCACAGCTGGAAGATTGATATGCACACGCACACCTTTCAGCAAGTCGCCCGAACCAGCCGGTATCGTACATTTTAGTGTACCTCCGTATGCGATTTCACCCCTTACATCATGTTTTACATCGTACATCGCAAAATTTGAATGCTTCCTGAATTGTTTTATGAAATGCGTATACTCAGGATTTTCTGTAAAAAAAACATCCTGGGTACCCGTTGTGGCGAGCTGGACCCGACCCGCCATTTCTATTATTAGATGTTAAAATTTTAAACCAGCTAAGCCGCTTTCAATGTGTAATACATTATAACTACGCGCGTACACACCTACATTTATATTACGTGTCTTATCGACTACTGTCGATCCTGATGTAGCAGTCGGTACAGTATCGAGTTCTATATCTAGTTTTTTGTGAATGATTCGGCTCATGTTCAACTGTCCCGTGGGGTAATACACCTCTGGGTTAAGTGCGAACGAATACGTATAGAATTCATACGCGGGATCTGGGCATCCGGTATGATGACGAAGTGCCTGTTGATAGGCAAGGTACTGACCACTGTGATCGAAGACAGTCGCACCGTTACACTGAAAGTCTATATTCTTAATCGTTCGATGATCCGATCGTTTCGTGTTTGTGGATGAACCTATGGTAAATCCTTTCAAAACACTCGAAAATGACTGATCAGATGCTGAGGTGTTAAGTAGACGGTCTTCTGTATTGAAGTTGTTCCCAGTCTCTTCCTTCGCAAGGAACATGAGTTCTTTCACTGGATTTGTGAATTTCAACAACACAGATTTTTTGAGTTCCCCTTGTTTGAATTGTATGGTCGATTTTTGTAATTGTGTAATTACGTATTCCATCGGACGCGTGAGTAAAAAGTTCTTCTCATCCTCCGTGATGAAGTAAAAATCAGTTATGAGCGAGGCGCTTTTAATAGAACCTTCAGTTGTTTTCTCCCTTGTTACAAGTCCACTTGATGGTATTGTGTACTTAAATGATACGTCGTCATCTATGTCCCTGAATGTTATACGAACTTCTACAAGTTGTTTCGTGAGTGCACATATAGGAACCGCCAAACTCGGGTTCCTGTGAAAATAGAAGGGGAGATTGACGTAGAACGTATTATAACTATCAGAGACCGACAACGTCTCATTGTGGCCATTCATGAAATAGAGTGACCCACCCGAATCTGCATCATCCTTGTTACTGTGTAACTGATCATACATGTATATATAGTCTCCAGTAAGCCTCTCGATGATTTGTCCACCTATTACCAGGTCCGCGTACTTTATTATACTCTTGCCCACTGGTATATTGTAATAATACCTATGTGATGGGACACTTCCTGTTTCATGAGGGGTGAGGTTTCCAAGTTTAACTTTCAAGATCATTCCCCGTATGAGATCACCGATGTTAGTTGGTATCCGACATTCTACAGAACTCCCAAACGAATTATCACCAGTGAATGGCATTTCTACCGACTCTGTAGAGAAGCGTGTATGTCTCTTGAACAATGTTACGAAATATGAGAACTGCGGTTCCCCAGTAAGCCATTGATCCTGGATACCCGTGACAGCAAGTTGGACACGACCTGCCATTCTTATTACACGTGAGTAAAATTTTATGAAATAAAACGGGGCGGTATTATAGATGGATTTGCGGTTAAGAAAATTTAATCCCGCGACAATGGCTGATGACAAAGTCCTTGTGTTTATCGGTAAACGTAATACAGGTAAGTCCACACTCGTGACAGACATCCTGTGGCATAAAAAACATTTACCAGCAGGGATCGTACTGTCAGCGACTGAGGAAGGTAATCATTATTATCAGCAATATATTCCAGATCTATTCATCTACGGTGATTATGACAGGGAAGCTATAGAACGTGTTATGGATCGTCAGAGGAGACTAGTAGGTGCGGGTAAAACGAACTGTGGTGCATTTTTGCTTTTAGATGATTGTATGTATGACAATAAATTTATGCGTGACACGTGTATTCGTCAATGTTTCATGAATGGTCGTCACTGGAAGATCTTTTTCATGCTTACGATGCAGTATTGCATGGATTTACCACCAGCTCTTCGCGCAAACGTTGACTATGTGTTTATTCTCAGGGAAAACATCATTCAAAACCGCGAAAAATTATATAAATCGTTTTTCGGGATCTTCCCCACGTTTGATATGTTCAATAAGGTGATGGATTCGTGTACTGAAAATTACGAATGTTTAGTACTAGATAACACGTCTAAATCGAATAGAATAGAGGACTGTGTTTTTTGGTACAAAGCGAAAATGCATAAAAATTTCAAAGTCGGTGCCCCAGAATATTGGGCTGAACATAAGAAATCATTTAATCCTAAACGAAATGGGAACAAGATCGACCCCAAGAACGTGAAGGGGCGTTCTACTCAGTTGAAAATTACCAAAACGAGATAATTTCTGGGTATAAATTATGATGTCACAGGGGACACGAAAGCGTAACAAACCCAATAGGTCTACGAATATCAACTTCAGTCCAGGGCCGATGAAAGTTGTAAAAACTTCCAAGGTTGTAAGATCAATACCCAAATTACCGCAAAATTTGGGTATGTCTTGTACGAGACCAGGGTATATTAGGTATCTCGACGAATTGAGATCGCGTCTAGACAGCGTTCGTTATAAGGGTAAGAGAATAAATGTAAGGTTTTTAGAATATGACGATAGTATAAATGAAGGTATTGTTGTGAATACATCCGAACAGTTGTTAAATATGAAGCCTAAAATACAATTCAAGAATAACGGAACAACGGTTCCCACTCTCAATGCGTCATCAGGAAGTATTCATTATTTTCTAATCAGCGTTACCAAACGGAACAATCCGAATATGGGTCATGCGATTAATGTCCTAATGGATACTGGTAATCCGGAACCGCGTATATGGGTGTTTGATCCACATGGACGAAGTGCGATGAATAGAAATGGGTTCGGTAGTATATTACGAAACCGTATATTACCAAATATGAAAAAGTTCTTTGGAAATGTATTTGATAACACCGTTGCGAGATATTATACTGGTCCCAATTTACAGGCTAATAATACCCGTGGTGTGTGTACAACATTTCACCTAGATTTCGCACGAGCAATTCCAGCACTGTTAAACGAAACTGTGAATATACGAACATTTGGTGGTCAAAATATCAATATAGCCGGTCGTGTATCATTTTTAAATAACCCCACATTGTTTTCAACTGTAACCGGTAAACGTGTCACTAAAAAGAATACAAAAACACCACCGAAACTTACGATGACGATGGGTGTGGCGACAAAGAAAAAAATAAGGAAAAAACGGTAATACTTAAAAATAGTTGTATAATATATCAAAGGTAGTGTATGAAGTTTAAGGTCGTGACGCCATCCATGGCTATAAAAAGGACGCGTGTGAAATTATCTCGGCGAGTTGTCCAGGATTTAAAAGAAGTTAGTAAATTATCTTCAGTTAAACAATGGGAATATGCTGGAAACGTGAAATACATGGGCGATGGTTTATTCAGTAAACCAAGTAAAGTGACTTCTGAAAAACGGAACCGTGTCGACACTGACGACATTGCAAAAGTGTGGTACTCTGAAATTTCGTATCATACACACCCCGGAATAGGGTATAATGAAGATGTCACATGTCAGAGTACACCTATTTTCGCTACACTTCCCAGTAATTCAGATTTTGAAGCGTATATAAAGGGGTTTCCGGAAATGCAGGTTAATATCATATGCGATTCACATGGGTATTATGTAATCGACATTCTACAATCCTCCTATGAATTTGCACTACCTTTACCCACATCCGTTAACGTGTACATGAGAAATCTTCGTTCCACACCTTTCATGCGTATATGTGCATTCTCCGATGACGGTCTCGAGTATTTTCATACGACTGTAAAAAATTGGAAACGACAGATCAATGAAAATGTCAATAAAGACCTCATGGAATTATACGGGGTATCGATTATGTACTACACGTACGAAGAAGAACCGCCAGAAATTACTTTATATCAGGGTATAGACGTAGCATAGAATCTTCCAACTCATCAACCTCATCCCACGCGAGATAACACGCGTTAGATGTTTTATCTTCATTACATATTTCATGGGCTTCTTGTACCGCTTCTTTAAAGCGTAGACGAAGTCTTGTATTATCCGGTATTTTTGGTGTTGTCGGTGTAGATGTATTTTTGTAAATGTGATTGAGCACGTTTTCACGTGTCTTAGCTAACCGCTGTTTATAATAATCCTGTGGAGTATGACAAATGCATAACATCTTCGTATACTATATAAAGAGAATAATATCTTTAAACAATATACGAACATGTTTTCATGTTTCTCAAAACGGGTATTGTCGGGAATTGACGATTCGTTTCCTGTTTTCAGTTTGAATAGGTACGAAGGGTATGCAAAAATTACAAGTGTTTACGACGGAGACACGTTTCGAGCCGCTATCATCAAACATGGGCGCGTGCTTAAATTTACTTTTCGCACACTCGGTTACGACTCACCAGAGATGAAACCTGTACTATCCACGTCACGTCGAAATGACCATATATACGTGGCGAAACTCGCTCGCGACATATTCAAACAAGAGTGTGGATTTGATGATCGTGCACCCTTTGAACGATGGAATCCGTTTTTGTGTAAGAGTAAGGTAAATGGATTGGTTTGGATAAAATGTGATAAGAATGATAAATATGGACGAACCCTGGTTACTGTATATAGGTATAAAGGAGATACAACGTCGGTAAACGAAAAGATGCTCTCATCTGGACTTGTAAATGCTTATGATGGTCGCACAAAACCTAAATTTCATATCCGAATATAAAGAATTGTGTATATACAACTGTATAAGATGTCTACCTACAACGTCGAACCTTGTACTTTCATTTACCGTGTATCTTCCCTGGCTAAGGTTGTCGACGGTGATACGATTGATGTCAACATCGATCTTGGTTTCGATGTAGGTACAAAGCAACGCGTTCGTCTCTTGGGTATTGATACACCCGAGTCGCGTACATCGGATAAGGAGGAGAAGAGGTTTGGTCTCCTCTCAAAGAAGAAGTTGAAGGAATGGTGTTTGAAGGCTGTCGCGTCCGAGAAGGATGATATTGAAATCGAGCTCAGATGTCCAGAGGCGG